AGCACAAGGTCGCTGTACAGGTTTCTAACATCAAACTTAACCTCAAAGTCGTACTGATTGGTGATGTCGTCCATCATCTTTGGCACAGGGCTACCACAGATACGCTCAACCTCCACGACATCCATATACTGGAGGGATAACTGCAACATTTGAGTATAGACCTCAGACCAAGCAGTAAGCCAATTGTCCACGGAGTTCTGTTGCAACATCTGGGACAACGCAGGAGGAGTGTCGTCTCTGGTAAGGCCAAAATAACCTGCGGCCTCTTTTTCAATCTGATTGACCACAAACTCTGCAATTTGAGGAGAACCCTTTGGCGGCTCCATCCACTTGTAGTCCGAGTTGACATCTGAAACAGGGAGTAGCATCGCTGGCCCAATACGACCAGTACCTCCAACACGCCTTTTATACATTAGGGGTGGGACAGTTTCAAACGCAGTGCGGTCTCGCATAGCGTCACGCTGTGCCTTTAGTTCGGCTTGGTCGGTAGAAAGGATATCCGTGATGCCACGACATTCATAGATGGCCTTTCTGATGTACTCCCTGCGAAGCACTGCAAAAGGATACTTTCCGTGGGAGTATCCTAACTTGTCGTGCTTCAAATGCGTTTCTGTGCTGGCGTGAGGAGAAAACACTGTGTAGTAAACACAGGGCGTTCCGTCTTCATTTAGTTGCCTGTAGTAGGCATACACCACTTCTATAAGGTTGTTGGTTCTGAGCCTGTAGTCCTGTGCAAGGGTGTTGGTTGGGACGATGTTGGGGTCTCTGTACCAAGAGAACATACCCTTGGTCTTACAAGCCTCTTCAATTCCGTCTTCATCCCAGTCGTCCGTGTTCATCATTGCACGGAGTTCTAACTCCGTCATAAACAGTTTTCTAAAGACAACTCTGGCTTTCTGTAAATCTATCGTCTCTGGAGGGAAGCAAACCTCGTCATACGGCTTTAAGGTCGTAACAACAGGGAGGCTTTTTAATAAAACTTCATCGTAAACTGTGGCGTACCCAGTTTCTCTAAGTTCCTTAATCATTCTCCGAATTTCCTTTTCGGAGTAAGAAGGAAGGAAATTGACCATCAAAGAGGTCGTAAGTTCGTCTTTTTCTGGGTCGAGCAAAAGAGTGGGTATAGATGACAGCGGAGAGTCTGGATTTTGCCTAAAAGCCTCTGATGCCATATTGACCACATCAGAAACTGTGAATCTTTGCTCTCTAGTACCCATCTCCTGTTCCCAGCCGATGTGAACAGCAGACCAGCCATACTGGTTAGTATAGTTGGCCCAAAGTTCGGCTTCTCTCCGCATCTCCTGCTTCATCCGTCCTGTAGTGATGTACTCAAGAAGAGTGGACATCGATGAGGCGTTCTTTCCATCCTCTGCGGTTCTACCAGACACAGCCAGTTTAGACCCCTTAAGGGCGTTCATCCAAAGCGACACTTGCTCGTTAATGACTCTATCTATGAGTCGAATTCTGGAGTCAGAAGCACCTTCAAACGGCAAAGCGGGGTCGTCTTCATCCCGATTTTCTGAAAATTTCTTTCCGTCAGTTGTCTGACCATCCCATCTGCAAAACCGAAGGTCGTCATTGTCGTTCAACGCTGTCGTGTTCGCACCAAACAGGTAGGAACGGCTGAGTTCGTTGACCAATTCTGGCACATTTGGCTTGTCTGAAGCCAGCAGAAGTTTGTCCGTAGACTCTTCTAATTCGTGTTTAAAGGATTTATAATCTGACATTAGTATGAAAACGGCTTATTATTTGGCATTTGGTTTATGTCTATGTACTCTGGTTGCATCACAACTAGATACCGCAGACAGTCAATAGGGTCTTTGGTTGGCCCCTTGTCTCCATCAGCACCTGTCCACTCTTTTAGGCAGTAAATTAAGTTTTGGCAATCTTTAGTTACAAAAAGTTTAGGTTGGTTAATCGGAGAAAGAGGTTCTTGTTGGTTCCAAGCAATTAGGTCATTAATCATAGCAACACCTTGGTCTATGCCAATACCTGCGGCTGGTGAAAAGTACATTGGCTCCTCGCCACCATCCAGCAGTTCTATAATCGATGTGCCTCCATCCCTGCCTACGGCTTGGGTTGCACCAGCACGAGGGTCGATGTAACGCTCCATAATCTCCTCATCGCCTTCAAGTGTGCGTATAAGTTTTTTGTAGTCGTCTATGCCCATACCAGCACCATTTCGTTGAGCCATACCCTCTTTTCCGTCTGGTTTTTCGCTTGGTAAAGCCCATTCTCCGTAAGAAATGTCTGGAAACTCCCTGTAGACATACAGATTTCCGTCATTTCCCTTTCTAGCCCAAATCATAAACCAGTTTCTGGCTCCAGCAGGGTCAACGACCATATAATTCGGCTGGAACATCTTTACTGTCAATGATATGTGTGTCAGAGAACCTAGGGAATTGATTACCGACTGTGTTATCAGCCCATCCGTAGGCACGGATTTTCTTCTCGTACAAGTTTTTTCCGTCTAAAGTTTTAACTAATTCGTCAAATGGATTGTACGGATTGAGTTGAGAATGAAACCACAATACCGATGCGTTGTTGCGATGAGCGTGTGCGACAAACGGCATATGCCCTTTAGGTACTCCACCGACATAAGACACATTAGGGTCTAAAATTGTTGCTGGTAACCACTCCTTAAAGGTGCATCCAGCAACAAAATCCTTAACCACTTGGGAATATCCGCTAATTGGGGTAAAGGTAATAGCCAGTTTACCTCTGCGGGTAACAATACGATACCTAAGTGTCTCAACCCAGTCCATCGGCACAAGTTCATCGCACCAAATTAAGTCGCACTCACCACCTTCGATGACATCTCGCTTCTGTGCATAGTTCATAAACACGCACTGAGAGCCGTTTGGAAGAATGAACGACTCTTCTGAGAAGCCGTTTTTCTGCGAGTAGGCGATGTTGGTAACCTTGGTCTTCTTGCAGTTCTTCAGTTCTGGAGGCATATACTTCCAGACCACATTCTGTTGCATCTGAATGCTAGACTTTTGAGTCGTGTGCAAGCACCAGACCATCGCATTGTCTTTATTTATGAGAGTTTGGATGACTCGTTTTGCCATCCACTCAGTTTTTCCAGCACGATTGCCACCAAGAACCAGTATTTCCTGTTTATTTTTTAGCAGTTCGTCCGCTTTTTTCCAATGTTCTGGCTCAAAGCCGTGACGATATGGGTCTAACTTTTCCGCTAATATTTTGTCTTCCCTTATCTCTAGAATCTGTGCCGCCTTTTCGATGCCCAGTTTCTCAACGAGCATCTTAACATCTGGCATCCTAATTACAGGATGCTTAGTAGGCTTGAAGTCTAAACCAGACATTATCTGGGTTGACGCATATACTCGACATAGTCGGCAAAGTTTGGTGCGGCTTGAGGTAATCTTTGCCAGCCCATACCACCAAGAGAAGGGTCAACATTTAACATTGGTCGTCTTGCGTTTGCCGCATCCATAGCGGCAATTGAACGAGCATCATACATAGCAGAATACTCTGGTCTAAGAATTGTTTCAACTTTTCCGTCACCAAGAATATAGTTATACTCTGGGCCTTTGTAATAAGACTTTGTCATTGGAGATGACTCGATGCCTCTTTCTGCCGCAAGTCTTGAGGCTATCATATCAAGTGCTGGGCCTTCAACAGGAACATATCTGCCGTTTTTTCGCTCGACTGGGAAGTTTTCAGCAGGATACCCTGCCGTGCCACGCAATTGCATATACCTTTTCTCTGCGTCCATATCAACTTCAATCAAGTCTGGAACATCATAAGCACCAAGAAGTTCACCAGCACCAAAACTCAATGAGTTTGCCGCACCTCTACCAAGTCTACCAAGTCCACGCAATCCAGCAACAGCAAGGCCAGTAACGCCCTTGCCGCCTTCCTCATAACCTCTTGCCATAGTACCTTCTGGACGAAAAAGGTCATAAGCAGTGGCGGCGGCTTCAAGTCCAACATTTGTTTTACCAAGAAGGCCGCTAGTAGATGTTTCTGCAAGCCTTGTCGCTAAGTTTGGATTTGATGCTGTTTTTGGTACATACTCTGATGCAGAAGAAATTCTTCTAGGCATTGTTTTTTCAACCCAGTTTGGAGAATCCAAGTCAATCCTTGGTCTATTGCCAGTTGTTGTCGGAGCACCAATTTTTAACTTTGGTATCCCTTTTGCTGTATCAAGTGTAACCTGTCTAGGTGTTTGAGCAACACCAACGCTAGTCTCGTAAGGAATTGTTGTAGCAGTGGCTGGACTGCGAGTTAAGTCCAGTCTTGGACGAACGCCAGCAACAGTTTCACCAGTAAGGATGACTCTACCTGTCTTCAAATCTGCAACTCTGCTTGCCGCCTTTTCGTTGGAAAAAGGAAGTCGTGAAAAAACTCTTTCCATTGCATACTGGTTTGCTAGTGCTTTTATTTCTGCGTTTGTACCATTAAGCCGTGGAAACGCCTGTATGCCTTTGCCAGCCAGTTCCTTTACAGTCTTTGCTTCTTCTGCGGCTCTCGCTCTAAGCGTAACAAGACCTTCTTTGTAAAGACTTTTCCACTGCTTTACTGCAGATGTAGCAAGTGAACCACCAACAACAGCAGTAGCGGTAGTCCTAGGATTTGCTACACCTATGTCTTTAAGCATACTAATGCTACCAGTGGTTCTCTTGGATGGTTGCTTGTTAGTGCCCATCTTTTCGAGTTCAGCATCAATTATTTGTTGAAAAGGGTTTGCGTCAGATTCAGCCATATCTTTTAGAGGGTTTTTTCAGTCCAGTCCTGTAAGCGTGAAGTAAGTTCTCGCTGGGGGT